TGTCCGCGCAGAGAAGAGGGTCGTCGCATTCCCACTGGAGAAAGGCTATCCGCTCTTCACCGCATGGGATCTCGGCTCATCGGACAACATGGCAGGAGCATTGATCCAGCCCGCAGGCAAGGCACACAACTTCCACACCGGGTGCGTTGGGGAGGGTGCCGGTGCTGCCGGGGTCGCCGACGTCATCAGGGCATGGGAGATGGAGTTCGGCCCGATCCAGACACACTTCCTTCCACACGATTGCGAGATCACTGACAAGGGATCCGGCAAGACATACTTGCAGCAGTTGGTCGAGTGCGGCATCCCGAGGAAGCAGATCAGCGTCGTCCCCAGGATCCCTGACACCTGGGTCGGTATCGATGAGGTGAGGCGCATCCTCCCTCATTGCTGGTTCCATGTGAGAATGGATGAGCCGATCTTCTCAGAGATGGGGGCGAAACTGCCGTCGCTGATAGGTCGCCTTGAAGGATACCGAAAGAAGATCGAGGCATCGACCGGCATCGTTCGCTCCGTCCCCGTCCACGACCTGTGCTCCCACTTCGCCGACTCTGTCCGCACCTATGCCGAGGCATTGTCGAGGGGACTGGTCAAGGCGAGCGTCTCGACCGGCAGGAGATCCTCGACTGTCATCGCCGGGTTCCGAGGAGAGGATCAACCAACCCGAAAGAGAGGCACCGTCCTGACATGACCCCATTCGATCTCGCGGCTCAATTCCAAGCAGCAGACCCAGACAACATAGGGCTACATGAGGCAATCGCCGCACACCTGTTCTCCGGGGTTGTCATCTCGACTCCGACTGTCTTCCTCCTGATCCGACCGGTGGACACTCGCTCGAACCACCTCCTCTTCGACGATCCCTGGGTGACGTTCCAAGATCCCGACTGCTGGCATTGCTACCTTGCCGCAGGAGACCCGTCCCAGTTCGGTCGATACATCCCCTCCCCTCTGCCACTCGTTTCCTACGTCCGAAAAAACAGCTTGCGGATCCACCCCTTGGCGCAAACTCCCTTTGGGCATGGGTGGAAAACAGAAACTCGCAAAGGCTCAGTCTCAGGCTAACGCAATCGCCGCGCAGACTGCTCGACAACAGGCAAGAGCGTCTCGTCAAGCTAACCGTGTTGCGGTTCGCAGTGCGCAACAAGATCGTCGAGCGTCTGCTGCTCAGTCTGCCGCCCTCATTGCCGCAGAGAAAGAGTCTGCCGCCGCACTCGCCGCCCTCGACCAGAACCAGAACGTCGAGACGCAATACATCGAGGACGAGGATGCGATGCGCCGCAAGATGGGAGGCGCGGGGAGATCTTCCTACAACTTCGGACGACCCCTTTCCAGCCTGCTGGGTGGAGGGAAGTCCATGCTGGGATGACCAACGCAGTGACCATATTGGAGCGGCAGGCGCAGGCGGATCAGATCCGTCTCGCAATGTGCTCGATCTGGCGCGACGTAGCCACTCACGCCGACCCGCTCAACCGGGAGATCGGTCTCGACGAGGCGACGGGATGGACACCTAGCATCTCGGGACAAGCGGCAATCTTCGACTCAACGATCAAGACTGCTGCCGAGACGTTCGCCGCAGGGTGCATGTCCTGGTTGACGCCGAGCGAGACCAAGTGGTTTGCGTTCAACGCTCCTCGCATGTTTCGAGGTGATGACAAGATCAAGTCATGGTATTCGGAATGCACCGACATCACTGCCGAGGTGCTCGCGAACACCAACTTCTACGCCGAGATCCATGACGTCTACGGGCAGGACGGTCGATATGGCACCTCGGGACTGCACATTCGCGAGAACAGCAAGCATGGTCTGCACTTTGAGGCATTCCAAGTCGGCGAGTATTCGATCCTTGAGAACCACCTTCGCGAGGTGGACACGCTCTTCGCAGTTCATAAACTCTCGGCAAGGGACTGCGCTGACAAGTTCGGTGAGAAGAACCTGCCCGAACAGATCTACAAGTGCCTCGGCGACGTCAAGAAAGCCGACAGAAAGGACTTCGAGATCATCCACTTCATCGGCCCCCGCACTGAGCGGGACCGGTTCAAGAAGATCATGGCGCATGCCCCCATTGCGTCCATCTGGATCCACAAGCAATCCAAGACCATCCTCAAGGAGTCAGGGTTCAACGAGTCACCGTTCGCAGTCCACCGGCACCTCAAGTGGGGACGATGCCCCTATGGTCGCAGTCCCGGCATGGAGGCACTGTTCGATGCGCGGCAACTCAACTACATGCAACAACAACTCGACACCCTCGTCGAGAAGCAGGTCACCCCGCCGGTCATCGCCCCGGCAGACTTCGAGGAGCAGATCGATCTCAGGGCGCGAGGCATCACCTACGCCCCGGACATGAGCAATGCCCCCCGCTACTTCGGGGATCCCGGCAACTACATGGTGGGTGAGGACCGCACCGAGTTCAGAAAGCGACAGATCAACAACGCTTTCCACGTTGAACTCTTCCAGGCTTTAGCCTCGGTGCCCATCGGCAAAGAAATGACGGCAGAGGAGGTGCGGCAACGTCGCAACGACCGGCTCCCGAACTTCTCGCCGACCTTCGCCCGCAAGACCAGAGAACTGAACGATCCGATCTGTCGCCAGATCTTCTCGATCCTCCTCGGGCTGGGCGCATTCCCCCCGGCTCCGAAGCAACTGGTGCAGGATCTCGGCGACGGGAACGTCTTCATCCCTCCCCCGAACATCGTCTACTCCAGCCGGATGGCACTCGCTCTCCAGACGATCCACAACGACGCTTTCCTCGACACTCTCAGCCTAGCCGGTCAGATCGCGCAGTTCCGCCCCGAGGTGCTCGACAACCTCGACCTCGACGATGGGTTCCGCACCTACGCTCGCAACACCGGCTTGCTCGAATCGTCCCTCGTCTCGGAGGAGTTCCGCGACCAGATGCGGATGCAACGTGCAGAGGCGCAAGCACAGGCTGAGCAGGAGGCGGCAATGCTCGAAGAGGGTGACACGGTCGCGAAGCTGGCAAGTGCAACCCGATGAGCATCGACGACATCCTCTTCACCCCGCTACCTGGGGAGACATCTGAGGCATTCTCGGTCAGGATGGACGATACGAAGAGACTCTTCCGCAATGTCTTTGCCAACCAGCACGGGCACAAACTCATCAACATGCTGGTGCATGCGATCAACCCGACCCGCCCCAGGTTCGGGATTGGAGTGTCTCCTGAGATGGCAGCATTCCGAGACGGTCAGTGCGACGTCATCTTCACCCTTTTGACCCGTGGCACAAACCTCGGGGTGACAGCAACCAAACCAGAACCAACCACATGACCAGAGACGAAAAGAAAGATGCCCTCACCAACGAGGGGATCCAGTTCAAGGGGAACATCTCCAACGAGAACCTCGACAAACTCTACGCCGCGACCTTCCGCTCAGACACTGACAAGGCAGAGTCGCCTGTGCCGGTCGTCGCGCCCCAGCCTGCCGCATCCTCTGCGCCGGTCAAAGGGACGCAGCAACTGTCAAACCGGCAGATTGATTTCGAGGCATTCCTCGAAGCACACCAAGACAAGATGCTGGGTGACAAGACCCCAGTCGTCGTCGAGTGGGCAAGGGCAAACCTTTCACCCGATGAGTTCAAGGCCCGCTACGAAGGGAGGACTCTTCCGGTATGAGTGACCTTCTTTCCGCACCGGCATCGGCACCGGAACCAACAGGATCGACCGGCGATCCAGGCTCGTTCGGATCTCCCGGCATCATCGAGTCTACCGTCTCCCAACCCGGCAACGAACCATGGTATGGAGTCCTGCCGCCGGAAAGAGCAGACAGGCAACCGTTCCTTTCGCAATTCAAAAGCCGAGAGGCATTCGAGGATGCGTTCAAGGAGACAAAAGCAGCACTCTCGAAAAAGCTTGAAGGATACATCAAGCTTCCCGGCGACTCAGCGTCCCCGGAGGACCATGATGCCTTCCGCAAGGCACTCGGAGTTCCTGAGACCGCAGACCAATACGAGGTCACTGCCGAGGAGGTCAACTCACTGCCAGGGTTCGACCCGGAGTCCCTCAACCCGTGGAAGGAGACTGCTCACTCACTCGGCCTTTCCAAGGACCAGTTCAACGGTCTCGTCGCCACACAGGCGAAGCTTGATGCGCAGGTGGTCGCGCAGACTGAGCAGGCAGAACGCGCCCTCGCAAATGAGTGGGGAGATGACTTCGAGTTCCGAGTCGGCGACATCGAGTCGAGGGTCGGTGATGTGCTCGACCTGAGCCATACGATGCTCCCCCGTGTCGATGTGCTCCGCGCCCTCGACCTGCTCACGGCAGACTATCGCCCCGACTCGACCACCGTTGGGGGCAAGTCCTCTGCTTCAGTGAGTCTACAAGAGCAGATCCAGACGATCCTGGCGGATCCGAAGTATCGGTCAGGCGACTCTGCCATTCGCGAAAAGCTTCACTCTCTCTATCGCGAAGAGGCAGCAAGAGAAGCGGCGACCCGCAGATAATTCTAAGCATCTCGGTGCTTGTTCCCCGTCCTGGTTTGGTGGTTCTACCAGGGCGGGGATTTTTTTTGCATATTCCGCTTGCGCTTCACAACCTTGGCGCAAAACCCTGACATCAGTTCTTCAAATGGCCCTCAGGAATGGGGACTACCGGACGAAGGCACGCATACCAACGCGAGGCCCCCACCGGGACTACCAAGCAGTTCGGAGCATCTCCCAACTCTTACCCATTCCACAATTATGGCTACATCTGTCGCACATACCATTCCCGAAGAATTCCGTCGCGAATTCACGAACAATCTCGAACACGAGATCCAGCAACTTCACTCGAAGTTCGCTTCCCGCATCAAGGTCGAAGGTTTCGACGGCAAAGAGAACATCTACAACTCTCTTGAGCCTCGCGAGTTCAAGACTCGATCCGGTCGTCTCCAGCAGTCCGCTCCGACCGAGGCTGAGCTTCACGCCCGCAAACTGACGAAGGTGCCGTTCTACGATCAGGCGATCTTCGACAAGTGGGACAAGGAGTTTCTTGGGAAGTTGGCCTTGCCCGACTCCGAGACCATCCAGGCCATGAAAGCGGCATATGCCCGACTGATCGATACCCAAGTCTGCCTTGCTGCGGGCGCGACGGTTTACGGTGGTCAGGAACCCTACATCACCGCCATCGACCTCCCCGAAGAGCAGAAGGTCTCTGTCAGCACCGGAACTGCGAACTCGCACCTCAACACCGCAAAGCTTCGCGCCGCGATGAAGATCTTCGAGGAGAACGACATCTACCCCGAAGAGGAGGACATCATCCTCGCGATGAACCCCAAGGCCAAAGACGAACTCATTGCCGAACTTGAAAGCGGCACCAATGACGTCTGGTCGAACTTGATCGGTCGTTGGCTCGAAGGCAAGGACTCGAAGCTTTTCGGGTTCACCACCGTGATGACCAACCGGATCGAGAAACTGACCGGCAACATCGATACCCTCTTTGCCTACTCGGCGAAGCGAGGCATCTACATGGCACCTGAGAAACTGGAAGTTCACATGGATGTCCTCCCGACCCAGCAGCATGCGCTCCAGATCTCTGCCTACGCGACCCTCGGGTTCATGCGCCGGTTCGAGAAGGGAGTCGTCACCATCGCTTGCGACCGAGACTACACCACTCCCTGATCGGACATCTGAACTTCAACACTGAAAGGAAACCAATCTCATGGCATCTCAAAACTCTACGGAACGAACAGCACAACTCGAATCTGCCTACAAGCGGGACGTGGTGGCGAACATGCGCCGCCTTCAAGCCAACTTGAAGATCGCTCACTTCGCCCCAATCACGATTGGACTTGCCGTCGCGTCTAATGACGACATCATCCTCGGCAAGGTCGGTTGCTCTGGGGTTCTCATCCCCGAACTCTCCAAGGTGGTCGGCGTGACCGGATCGGTCCTCGCAGGATTCACGATTGAGAAGGTGAGTGCTGACGGTACCGTCACCGCTATTTCGGGGGCAGGAACCTGCGCTACGGACGGGACTCCTGTTGGGTTCGCTCGAACTTCCGCCGACGTCCTCCAGTCGTTCGATGCGGATGACTACCTCCAGGTAACGATCACCGAGGCAGCAGCAACCGACCTTGCGGCGACCGACGTCATCGAGATCTACCTCGCCTTCTACTCGACTGACTCGGTGGGCTAACCTGCGCACCGGTTCACCTCCCTCACCTTCGGTTTATCCTGGGTGGGGGAGGTCTCTTTTCAAAACGCGGGATCGTCTATCGGTTAGGACGGAGGGTTCATATCCCTCAAGGAGGGGTTCGATTCCCCTTCCCGCAACTCCTGCCCGACGATGACCAACACCGATCTCGCGAACATGGCACTCTCCCGCCTGGGGGAGCCGCGAATCTCGGATATCGCCGAGAACTCACCTGCTGCCATCGCATGCCGGGAGAACCTTGAGATGGTGCGCGACTCGCTCCTGCGGCAGCATGCCTGGAACTTCGCCACGGGCCGCGCAGTGCTTACGGCAGGGACGACCCCAGCCTTTCGATGGGCATATGCCTACCCGGTCCCCAGTGACTTCCTGCGGCTCTCTACGCTCAACGGATCGCAGGCGAGCAAGATCGCCGATGAATACACCTTCGAGGGACGCTCGATCCTGACGGACGCGCAGGAGGCGAAGATCACCTATGTGAAGCGGATCACTGACCCAGGTCTGTTCGACCCGATCTTCGTCGAGGTCATGGTCTACCGACTCGCTTCAAGCATTGCGATGCCCCTCACCGCCGACATGGGCAAGCGGGACACGATGGAGATGCTCGCCGAGGCGAGGCTCCGCACTGCGACCTTCGTCGATGCCGGTGAGAGAAAGCACACCACTGCCGACCCGCTCGAAGGATTTGCCGCCCGCACCAGAGGTCTCGCCGACTGGTCGATCAACCCGCCCTTCCCTCCATTTGAGGCATGACCAAGACCGATCTTGCGAATAGGGCACTCTCACTCCTCGGGCAACCTGCGCTCAGCTACCTCGATGACGGCACCGCACCGGCACGCTCCATCGGCATCCACTTCGAGCCTGTCCGAGACTCGCTCCTCCGGGGGCACCCATGGGACTTCGCGACAGAGAGAGTCGAACTCTCCAAGTCTCCCGAGTCCCCTGCCTTCGAGTGGCAGTATCAGTTCCCCCTCCCGTCTGATTGCTTGCGGGTAGTGACCTTCAACCGGGTCGAGACCGCACGGTGCCAGACCTCCTTCGCCATCGAGGGCGGGATGCTTCTCACCAACTCAAGCTCAGCACATATCACCTATGTGCGGCAGGTGACCGACTGCTCACAGTTCGACTCGCTCTTCGCCGATGCCTTCGCGCACCACCTTGCTGCTGCCATCTGCATGGACGTCACCGGCAGTGACTCCCGCAGGAAAGACCTCATCGAGCAGGGACAGAAGATCGCCAAGGCGGCGCGATTCGTTGATGCCGGAACCGGAGCGAGGAGTGCGGACCCTCTCTCGACCGGCGGGTTTGGTCGGCACCAGAGACCGATGAACGGAGACTTCGATCACGTTCGGACGGTGATCGGCCCGACCGGTCCACCGGGAGCAGCATCCACTGTGCCTGGACCAACTGGACCTACAGGACCGCAGGGTCCAGCAGGACCACAGGGACTGACCGGCGCGACTGGTGCACAGGGACCAACAGGACCGCAGGGACCAGAAGGTGCGACTGGCATGCAAGGACCACTTGGACCGACTGGTCTTGATGGACAGAACGGCGGGGTGGCTGGACTCGCCTATCGTCGCGGGACAAACGGAGCGATTCCTACGGCGGGATTCTTTACGGTAAACAATAATGTGGTCAGTAGCGTCACCTTGCTAAGAATCGCGAAAAGTGACCAATACAGTCAGAACCACACGACATGGTTCAACGACATCGTTGTCGGACATTCGATCTACATCTCCGCATTCGACAAAGCCGCACAATTCAAAATCACTGCGAAAACGACGCAATCGACGTATGTCGATTTCACCGTCGTTGGATCAGGTGCCCTCGATGAGGATTTCACCACGCCTCCGCTCCACGGGATCATCGCGGGAACAGGTGGACCGCAGGGACCGCAGGGAATCCAAGGACTCACGGGTCCACAGGGAATCCAAGGACAAACGGGTCCACAGGGACCAGTATCGACCGTTCCGGGACCGACTGGACCAACAGGACCGCAGGGAATTCAAGGACTCACAGGACCGCAGGGTCCACAGGGACTCACAGGACCAACGGGACTCACGGGACCGCAGGGTCCAGAGGGACCAGCATCGAACGTGGCGGGA